GTTATTCTATTTACTCCTTTACTATCTGACGCAAGAGTTAACGCACTAGCAGACTTACTTGGGTTGTTCTACATTGCACAGACAGGTGTGGTAGCAGCCTACATGGGAGCTACAGCTTACATGGCAGGTAAACCAATGGGCAACAAAGTAGCAATGAAGAAGGATATGAGATGAGTTTTAACCTAAGTAAAAGATCTAAGGACAGACTGGTAGGGGTACACCCTGATCTAATAGCTGTTGTTGAACGAGCTATAGAACTGACTGAAGTTGACTTTGGAGTAACGTGTGGCGTAAGAACTGTTCAAGAGCAAGAGGCTAACGTAGCAGCAGGAAGATCTCAAACTATGAGATCCAAACATCTCCCTCAAGAGGATGGATACTCACAGGCTGTCGATGTAGTAGCCTACGTAGGGCCAGAAGTATCCTGGGAGTTAAACTTGTACGATGACATCTGTGACGCTTTTAAGACTGCAGCAGAAGAAGTTGGTTGTAGTATCAAGTGGGGAGCAGCATGGAGTGAAGGAGACATCAGAACATATCCAGGAACTTCAGAAGATGCTATGATGGCTTACGTTGATCTAAGAAGATCTCAAGATCGTAGACCCTTCATAGATGCCCCACACTTTGAAATGATGATGTAGAAATGAAAGAATTTATACTGGTTATTAGTATGTGGGGAAACACTGGAGAGGGGTGGGTCTACACAGGTAATCAGTACATCATGCAAGAACTGTTTACGAAAAAACAGTGCGAAGTAATTGCAAGTAAAGCTAACTGGGAGAAGTACGAAGAGAACGAGTACTACGGACTTCAGTTTGACTGCTTTAATAAAAAGGATAGACAATGGAAATAGAACAAACGATAGGTGATAACTTCAGTGGCACTAAAAACATAACTGTGTCTACAGGTGGTGGCAGTGACCTAGAAGCAGGGATAGAGTTTATCTACAACATGCGTGAGCACACAGTAGATATTGGCATAGCAACAGTCTACGGTATTGTAGTCTTTGCTGTAGTAATGTGGATTAAGAAAAGGTTATCATAATGGCATACATGGGTTTTGAAGATCTAAAAAAATCTTCTAGATTAAGTATAGATGGTGTAATTGCTTTAGCAAAAGAAAATGGTTACGACTACGATATTACAGATAAAGGCATAAGACTTATAGACTCTCAAGGAAAATCACGTTCATTTGGAGACAATCCTACAGCAGGTACTGTGGGTAAATTTATGGGTTATTCAGAGGGTGGTGTAGTAAAAAACAAAACAAATCATACAGACTACAGAGCAAAAGGTTTGTTTAGGTGAGATGGTTAATCCTAACTCTATTCTTATCTGGTTGTGGTTTGAGTACTCTAATGTCGCTAGGAGGATCAGGCGGTCCTACAGTAAATTCTAACGCACAGATAGGTAAAGAGAACAGACAGTCTGTAATGAGTGTTGAGCAGAGTGAAGAAGTATCTGCAGGTAGAGATGTAATACAGACTGAGATAATAAAAGAAGTAGAGACAGGATCAGTGGGAAGCTTAGATATTATAAACACGAACATACCACCCTGGGTTGTGTTACTCCTCATACTAGGTTGGCTATTGCCAACGCCTACAGAAATTGGTAGAGGTATAATGAACTTTATACTGACACTATTCGGGAGGAAAGATAACCCTAAATACGAGAGATACAAATGAGTATACCTGATCGTGTCAAATCGACAATGAAAAGACTGGGGTTGAAAGGGGTCAACAAACCAAAGAGGACTCCTGATCACCCTACTAAGTCTCACGTTGTCATGGCATCAGAAGGTGGTAAATATAAATTGATTCGCTTTGGTGAGCAAGGAGCCTCTACTGCAGGTAAACCCAAAGCAGGTGAATCAGATAGAATGAAAAAGAAGAGGGCAAGTTTTAAAGCACGGCACAGCAAGAATATTTCAAAAGGTAAGATGTCTGCTGCATATTGGGCTAATAAAGTTAAATGGTAACAAAGGATTAAAGAACATGAATAAAAAAGAAATAATTATTTTTACGGCATGGGTAGGTTTGGCTGCAGTAATGGCAAGCACAACATCTTACGGAAAAGATTTCTCAGTAGCAGGACAAACAGTATCAGTAGGAGCATCCTCAGACCTTAACTACACAACAGGTGTAGAAGACTGGGAGTGGGAACTAACACCATCAGCAGGTCTTACAGCTATGGGTCTAGGTTTCACTATGGCTACTGATATTGATATGTTGACCCTTGACGAAGAAGACATCTTCCAAGGATTAGACTTCACTGTAGACTACACAGTTCCTAGTACAAACATTAGCTTGTACACTGAAGTATCAACAGACTCAGACTTAGAGTTTGGTGACGTAACAGTAGGGGCTACGGTCAGTTTCTAATGTGGATAGCGTTCATGCTTCTCTGTACTGGACCTTCTGCGTTAACTTGCGAAGTTATGGCTAAGACAGAAGCAACATTTCCTACAGAGCAAGCATGTGCTCAAGAAGCGTTAATAGTAGCTAGATACTTTCAGGAACAAGGGTATCTAGCAATACCAGAATGTAAAAAAATAAACTTGGGAGTTTCATTATGAGAATGATAAAATGGATAGGAAGATATTTAAAAAGAGTAGCGTGTGCACTATTAAACATTAAATGCGGTGCAGATTGTAACTGTAAGGTTTAAATACTATGAAGAAGAAATCCACTGTAAATGCTGCAGGTAACTACACAAAACCAACTATGCGTAAGAATCTCGTTGCAAGAGTTAAAGCAGGTTCATCAGGTGGCAAACCTGGGCAATGGTCTGCCAGAAAAGCGCAGATGGTTGCCAAGCAATACAAAGCTAAAGGTGGGGGCTACAAGACGTGAAGGCTCCGCAGAAGTCTCTTAAGAAATGGAGTCAACAGAAGTGGAGAACTTCTGATGGATCTCCTTCTAAAGGTAAGAAGAGGTACTTGCCTGACAAGGCTTGGAAAGCTTTAAGCCCTGGGGAAAAGGCTGCTACTAACAAAGCCAAAGCTGCAGGAAACAAAAAAGGAAAACAGTTTGTTGCCCAACCAAAAGGGGTTGCAAAAAAAGTAAAACCGTATAGAGCTAGTAAAGGCGGTTTAACAAAAAAGAGAAAATAGATGTCATTTCTTACTAGCAGCATACCGTACTTCAAAGCATGGGTACGTAGAGAATACACGAAGAACTTAGAAGAATACCACAGAGAGTTTTTACATTGTATGGTTATAGGTGTAACCACCATGCCAAACAGAACGTTAAGCTTTCAAGTTATTTTTACAGGCTGTGAGTCTGATCAAGATGATAGCCCCAATATACATGGTGGTGCAATGTGGGCAAGAATGCCTCTAACAGCACTCGTGGCAGATACCCCCCTTGAGGAATGGCCTACAGAGTTACCACCATACTTAGCACAACCCTGGGATTGTATGTCTCATACTCACTCAGTCTACAAATTAGAAAGAGCTAGTCCTGCTCCTTGGATAGCCAAGGTAGATGGGCAGTTCTATCCTGCAAAGTATTACTTCACTGTAGACTACACAGACAACGAAGTAGCTGACGATCCTGCACAACATAAACAATCTCATGTATTAGAATTGTTAGACGCAGGAGAATACACAGGTAACATGGTTGCGTTGCCCAATAATAGAGTGAGAGTAACTCACCCTGCTTGGTTTGAAACTGGACAAGGTGCACCAGACTTTAAACCTAATCAGCACATATATAATTCAAAAGAAGACGTAGACTATGTATGGGATACGCAACGAGTATTTAACAATCTATATAGTGAGGAAGAACAATGAAGAAGAAGGGTTACGCTAAAGGCGGCATGAAGAAAAAAGGATACGCAGCAGGAGGATTAAAAGCTCCTGGCGCAGGTAACACAGGTCTTAAGAAACTACCTAAAGAAGTTCGTAACAACATGGGTTACATGAACAAGGGTGGAATGCCTATGAAGAAAAAAGCTTACGCTAAAGGTGGTAAAGTTGCTATGTACAACGTAGGTGGAATGGTTAAGTCTTCTGGTCCTATGAACACAGGTATAGCTAAACCTAAAAACACTTACAAGTAGGATATAACAATGGCTGTAACATTACGTAAATATTTAAATAACGAACTTAAAGCAAAAGGTTTAACTGCTACTGAAGCTAAAAAGAATGCAGGTAAATACAAAAGTATTGCTGCAGCTAAGAAAGCAGGATCACTTTACTACACAGATAAAAATGGTAAAGTGATGGCTGCTGTATATGCAGAAGATCTTAAGAAACCACTTAAAGAAATTAAACCTAAGAAAAAACCTCTTAGATCATCTCCTTTTCCAAAGACACGTCCATCAAGCGGTAGTATAAAAGTTGAGGTTCTTGTTGGTTCTAAACCAAAGTCTGATATTTTAAAAAATATAAATAAAGGAAAGCCTATGTCTTTTGCTGATGCGGCTAAAAAGAAAAAGAAAGTTAAAAAATGAAAATAGAAGATAACAAGGTTATAGATCAATATGGTGCTGTTCTTGCGGAGTATATCCGTGGAGAATGGCACAGTAAAGATCCTGCTGTCCTTGAGTTTGTAAAAGACACTGAAACAAAAAAGGTTCGTGCTAGAAATGAAAAGGGTCAACTTGTTGGAGATGATCCTTCTACGCCTGACGTTAACGAAGCATGGACTACTAAAGTAGTAAAGAAAGTTACAGGTAACAAGTGACAATACTATTAGACGCTAAATTCTTTTCAGCAGCTAAAGATCTAACTGCAACTGCAGGTGGAGCTAGTGGTAATGTTATTTATACTTGCCCCAATAATTTTGTTAGTCTGATTAGATTTTTACATGTGTCAAGTGGTTCTTCTTCAACTAAAAAGTACAGTCTCCAGTGGTATGAAGCTTCAACAACAACTTATCATTTTATTATTGACGAGCATAGTGTTGCAGGTCATGGTATAGAAGAAGTTATAGAAGGTGGGTCATACCTAGCCCTATCTGCAGGAGATAAAATTGTAGGATTTGAAGAGTCTGGTTCAGACTTTCATATTATACTTTCTGGTGAAGAACATTACCAACCGACATAACGGAGTTGCATTTTTGTCACTACTATGATATAACTATTTGAATATAACTATCCTCACCCAGTTAGGGCTAACATAAACAGAGGATAGAAAATGTTTAAAAGATTATTTAACAGAATTGTAGAAGCAAGAACAGAATCAGCTAGACGTAAGATTGCACGTTTGCAACTTTACAATATGACTGACAGAGAGCTACGAGACTTAGGTATAGGCAGATGTGATATAGAAAGAGCAATACTATCAGGTAAAGCTCTTTGAAAAACACAATCAGTTCTTTAATGATACTAGGAGTACTTTGGGAGGAGGCTCGTGGACCCAGTAACAATTATCGGTGGAGCTACCGTAGCGTTCAATGCTTTGAAGAAAGGTTTCCAGTTCGGAAAAGATCTTCAAGAAATGGGTGGTCAGTTAAATCAGTGGGCTAGTAGCATGAGCGACTTGTCCTACTTAGAGCAGAAAAACAAGAACCCCCCTTGGTGGAAATCATTAGGGGGTTCTGTTGAAGCAGAAGCTTTAGAAATATTCACTGCTAAAAAGAAAGCTCAAGCTATGCGACAAGAGTTAAAAGACTGGATTAGTTTTACGTATGGGCCTTCTGTTTGGGATGAGCTTGTAGCAACTGAAGGTAGAATACGTAAACAAAAAAAAGAACAAGAATATCGTAAAGCAGAAATACAAGAAGCAATAATTACTTGGAGTATATCAGGTGTTCTTCTTTTAGCAGGTGCAGGTACTTTAGGTTTTATAATTTATATGGTGGCATAATGGCAAGAAACTTAACAGAAAAACAACAGAGATTCCTTGAGGTTCTTTTTGAAGAAGCAAAAGGAGATCCTGTACAAGCTAAAAAACTAGCAGGATATGCTGATAGTGTAG